AAAATAATCATCGAAATCGACTCCATTTGTTACAGAAACATTGCTTACGCTAAAAGTAAAATCAGCAGAGTGATGAAACCAAACGCTTATATATTGAAAAGGCAAATCGTTAACTAAATTGTATTGAGTCATGTGTTGTCTTAATGTTTTATCTATAATAATAACAGGGTCCTCGGGGTCTATCATGTTGGTTGAAAACGTATCTGTTCCAAAAGATGTTGATGTTTGCTTTAAAGAAACTTGATAAATTTCTTTACTTGCTCCACCTCCTCCTGTGCTGCTATTGACGTTTGTTAGAGAACCATGGGCTGCTATAAAAATATTAGCCCCACTTTTAATTAAGTTTTTTAACACTTCATTATTACGATTAAATCTTATAGCTATACAATCATAATCTCCTATTGAAGAGTTATCCAAATCGATAGTAATACCGGCTAGAAATACTCCCGAGGACACCTCGTAAGAAGATACTCTTACTTCTTCAGCCATACTTTCTTGTAGTAAATTTGACTTTGGGAAATTAGTGTCAAAAGATAAGTTAGCTGTATCATTTTGATAAACATATATATTATCTACATCTCTCACGTAGTTCGTGTAAAGAGGATCAATTAATAAGTCTTGAGATATATCAGTTGATCTATATGTATTATAAAAAGATATCTGTTCATCAGTTATAAATTTATTATTTATAATTTTTGTTTTCATGCTGCTAATACCCTTGAGTTAAGCTCACTTAGTTGATCGTTAATTTCTTGACCATCCATAAAGTTGTTAATTTGTTGTCTCTCACTTAATAGATCTCGAATCTGTAATAATACTTCAGATCCACCGGCGCCACCACCATTAGCCAAACCAAATAAAACATTTGCCTGCTGTCTACCATTGAGGACGACTTCGTTAGAATTAAGTCTAGCTAAAACATTATCCCCGTTCGTGCTAGTACCAGGAACGACACCACCTTGGGCAAACTTCGGCGGCTGTGCGCTTGCTATGTTCCCAATATTGGCCGCTGTAGCAGCTCCCACGATAGCAGCTAGGGCGAAGTTGAAAGGAGGAGGAGCTGAACCTAATGCTTTTTGAACCGCTGCGAAGCCGTCGATAGTAGCCTGAGAGATGGCTGCAGCTTGACCGATGCGGAATAGGGTTTTGTTGTTGCTAGACATTAAACCTGAGATGGTACTCATAGTCGATTTAAAGTTAGCAATTTTATTTTTGTCTCTTTCCTCTTCAGTTTTTCCTTCGGCTTCTCCCCATTTCTTGTCTAGCCCAAGCATCTTTCCGAACCACCCAGTTTTCTCTTTTTCTACGCCTTTATTTGCGTCTGCCTCTCCTTCTATACGAGTGGTCTTAATGCTTGTTGTAGTATTCTTAACATCTTCTTCTAAGCCTGTTAGAAATCCGAGGAATTTCTCTTTGGTTTCTTCCTGTATATCGTCGTCAACTAGAGATGAGTATATTCCTTTAAATTGTTCTTTAATTGAATCGACGTTAGTAGTAACACCTTCAACCGCTCTTGCTGTAAAGCCTTCTAGGGCAGCTTCAGCTTCAGTCAAACCTTGTACCCATCCCTCAGGTTGAAGACTTTCTGGCAGAGAACTAACCAAAGCATTAATAGTTTGTACTATACCCAGGGCGATACCAGATATAGCAGTTCCCATAGTCCAAAAAGCTAGCTGCATAGCGTCTACTTGAGTAGCCCAAACGTTTTTTACGATACCGATATAGCTTGCAATTGGCTCTAGTGCATTTTTTATAACCCACTCGGCTGCCTGTATAATATTAAGTAATCCATTTTTTATAAAATCTTGAATCGCTGGTTGACTTTTATAAATAAAATCACCAAGAGCAGCGAATGCATCAGATAATTTTTGGATGATAAGAATACCGATAGGAGACTTGGTTACAATTTCTCCTATTCGCTCCTGCATGTCTCCAAATGTATTCTTCATTTGAGTCAATGCGCCTTCGTATGTATTTAACTTACCAGCAGCACTACCACCATATTGATCTATAAGAATCTGAGCAGCTGCGCCATTCTTTAGCTGTTCTGCAGTTAGCTCTTTAATTTTTGGATTAACTTCTCCAAGCTCTCCAGCGAATCCACCAAGGGTCTTACTTACTTGGCGTATACTTTCATCAGTGCTCTTGCCTGTAGCAGCGCTAAGCTCTATAGCCGCCTGTGTTAATAGTTTAGCTTGGTCGTTTGAGGCTCCCATTGCTTTTGCAAACGATAACATTTTTAAAGATGCTTCGTCTCCAACTGTACTTGTTCTTTGCATCTCTGAAGCAAAGTTTTGCATATCTTGAAATGCTTCGTTAGTAAAAGATCCGGTAATCTGCATCTGCGTTGCTAAATCATTCAGCGCATTTTGCTGAACTATAGCCGCATCTACTGCGCCCCCTACCATGAAGTTAAAGAATTGTTTTGCAGCGTTAAAAGCACCATTCAGAGCTGCTACAACTACGTTAGCACTAAGCACACCTTTGAATACATTCCAAGCGCTCGCAGCCCCTTTAGAACTTTTCTTAAATTTCTCTTCAAACTGAGATACCTGTTGATTTACTTTATCAAAATCTTGTTTTAATTTGTTAATCTGTAGCTCTAGCTCTAGTGTGACTTTTTCATCTGCCATTCTTAATTTTTCCTTGCTATCTGAGCTTTCATTTTTCTATCTTGCTCTTCTTTAATATCCGATTCTATCTCCTGAAAAACTTGAAACGATTCTATCATCCAAGCTGGCTGGTCTATAAGCGGACCTGAGTCAGGCATCACCCCATTTTTATATTGACCATATAGAGTAATCAGAAGATTAAAGTGAGGGTGAGAATAAGCGCATGGACATCTATATACTTCAAACATTTCGTCAATTATTATAAGTGGTTTTTCTCTGCTCTTTGTACACCCATATTTTTCTTTTAATATCTTTAATCTATTCGCATCTTTAGTTCTCTTCATGGTAACATGATGTAGATCAATAAAGTTGGGATCGACTGCGTTTACAAAAGACAAATAAAGCTTAATTCTATCGGACGAACTAAGTACGCTAACCTTATAAACTTGGTCTATAATAACATGAATAAATGCTGGGATTACCGGGAACTTTTTCTCGTTCCCTTCTTGGGGTTTCCCACCACCGTTACTCCTTCGATCTCTTTTCCGTTGCCATCTACCACTTTGCCTTCTGCTGGTACTCCACTCATCAGTGAAGAGCATACGCTAAGAAGTTTTTGACTATGCTCTAGATTAAAGATATCTTCACAGCAATCTTCAGTAATCGATCCATCTTCAAACTCTAGCTCGTACTTTTTTCCATCGCTATCTTCTACGCCCTGCATATCTTTAAGAGTCATTTTAAGAACTTCTTTAGTTCCCTTCATCATTTCTTTCAAATCTCCACTCGTAAAGTAAGCTTGTAGTTCCATTCTTTGTGATAAAGAAAGGGGTGCTAGCTTGACTGTAATATCGTCCACCTGCACTGTAATTCGATCTGTCCTTCTGTAAATCTTTGCCATTTCGTCGTCTCCTATAAAACAGGGCTTAAAAAATAAGCCCTTTTGGTTAAATCATTGATAGATAAATCTCGTCGCTTTGTCCGTCGCTTCCTCTGTGGGCTTTAATACTCATGTTGTTAATTACGTTGCCTTCCGCATCAGCTTTTGAGAATTCGGTAATTTGACATTGTGGAAGATAGACAGCTACGATATCTTTAAATTGTCCAGCGTTTGTATCTTCGACACCAGCCCAGAAAAAGATGCTAAAATCTGTGTTATTGTCGAACTTATTCCAATCAGCAATAGAGTCATCTTCGGCATACGGGTCAATTGAAAGAGTAACGTTTCTAGTAGTAGCTCTACTTGCTACTCTACCATTTTGACTAGAAGTACAAGTAATAAAACCAAGCTCATTCGCTACTTCAAGAGTAATGTTGTTTACACATTTTGCTACTCCATCTATATAGAAAATAGAATTAAGTACAGTAGGCGGTTCGCTTGAATCGAATACCTCGGTAACTGATTTAGTTGAAAGAGTTTCAGCAAAAGAAATACCTTCAAAAGCAAAAGCCATCTGAGGAATTTGTCCAGTTGTCCAGTTGCTCAAAGAAGCACTAATAGCTTTACATCCAGCTGCTTGTCTTTTAACTTCGTCTTCTTGATAATGAGTAAGAGTAAAAGACGGGTGGCCTGAGTTTGCTGGAAGATAAGTAACCACCGGAGAAATTGCGTCGCCATCTGCGTGAGCTCCCAGTGGGTTAGCTATAAGTAAAGTAATAGCTACTGAACCAGCTGTATTTACAACGGAAGCAATAGGAGAAATGTGGTCTGCGCTAGTACCCCTACGCACGCGCACGATGTCCCCTGCTGCGTACTTATTGGCATCAGAATCTGCCAAGCCGATTACTGTTGAGCTATGGGCTACGTTGATATCGTCAGCTGTTACGCCGGTATCCTCGGCTCTTGTAGCACCCAAGAGGCTTCTATATAGTAAGTCTGTTTCAGGTTCAACTCCAGCTGTTCCGCTTGACTTAAATTCAAAAGGAAGAGAACCTGCTACAGTTTTTTTACCTTTTCTAGACTTATTCATTCCGATTCCTGAATTGGAAACCGCTCTATTTAATAGCTCGTGGGCAGGAGTAATCTCTAGTCCATCTAAAATAACTTGAGCAGCTTCTGCGCCCGCGCTTGGATTGACTGGTGTTCCTTCAGTTGACTCTTCAGTTATAAAAAGTAAGTCGTTATTTTTTACTATATATCCCATTTAATTCTCCTTATCTATTTTGTTTATATCTAACGTTAAACTGTAATCGTACTATTGCCACATTTTGTTCTGCTATAAATTCCGGCTTTTGTATAGATCCTTCATTAACTATTAAAACGTTAGACGCAGAACCGCCCTTTGTTTCTAATATTCTTCTATATATCTTATTAATGCGGGTTAGCAATTCAGCCACAGCCGCTTGCTGTGCTTCGTCATTTCGACCACTTGCCCCATTGATGTAATTTGTAGTAAGAATGATCTCGTAATTTTGGTCAGTTACATGAGCTCCAACCTTGTAAATTGTCTGTACTCCACCTAGGATTCTAACTCCATATCTTTTAGTATTTTGCTTAAAGTTGTTCTTTTCTATTTCGTATATATTAGATAGAGGTGTATAAGTAAGACCTGTTAATATTGTGTCTACCTCAGCCAATAAATTGGTCTTTATGTTAGAAGCTATATCGTCACCTGGAGATACTAGCCCGAACTGTCCAGTTTTTGATCCTTCTGCGTCAATGTACTCAAAAGGATACACAACTTTATTGTCTGGTATAGTAACCGAAGCACCGGAGAAAGTTCCTTCGACGCTTACTCCGAGGTTTTCGATTATCTCTCCTACTTTTAGGATATCCGCTGTAATAACATCATTATCTTCTTCTCCTAGATAAGACCCCCCTTGCGACGGGGCTATCTTATTGCTAGGTAGAGTACCCGGAGTTCCTTCCAAAGTATCGCTATCTTTTATAGATGATAGCGTTGGTAGGTCCTGTGTACCTGTGAATCCTCTAAGGGTGTCATTAGGGCTTACTCTATTAAGAGCTGGTAAGTCCATGATACCAGGAGTACCCTCTAGCGTGTCATCTGGGGCTATATTTACTATCTCAGGTAGGTCTTGAGTTCCAACTGTTAGACCAGCGTCTCCGTAACCGGGGCCATTGGGAGAATAAAAAGAATTGTCTGGTTCTACATAGTCTCCACCTCCTGCTACTAGCACGTTAGCACTATCAAGAGTTCCATTTGCGTTTGTGTCTAGAACTGTATTTGGGTTTATATTTCCACTTATTTCTGTAGATGTAGATAATACTTTATCTGGATCTGTTTCTCCACCGGCGCCACCGCCTGCTACTTGATAAAATCCTGGCGTTCTATTAGGCAAAAACCCAGTTAATTCTTCAAGAGTAGAAGATGCTGCTGGCTGTAGAAAATCAGCATCGACAGGATTCGTACTTGCAAAATCTGCAGCAGTAATAATTGTATCCGAAAAAGTTGGAGAATAATTTGTTAAATCTATGTTTGAAGAAATAGCATTGTATCCAGTAACTGGAGCTTCCATTACTGTTGAAGTGTCGTTAATCTTAAAATCATATGTTGCGTTTTCACTTACAATTACATTGTCGTGCAAATTAAAAGAAGACCAACTATATTCTGCACCGTTAGAAGACATTAGATTTACATCTTGATTTTGATAAGAGCTATTAAAATAAAAAGTATTATATCTAATTAAGTAATTACTAAGTTCTCCTGCAGATAGTGTTTCCCGGAATATTCTTGGCACACTTATATTCCAAAATCTATTATTTTCAAAAATTTTTGAGGAGGTTTCACTGGTTTGAATAAGACAAAAAGTCGCAGGCCAGACACCCGGTTCTTCTTTAAAATCATGTACATCACAATTTATAAACGAAACGTCTCCGATAGCCATTAAGATACAATTTTTAGATAAACTTCCATCAAATTCACATGATATAAAAATAGGCCCAGTTACAGACCCGGCGATTGGTCTAGAGTAGTAAAGATCATTTGTATTGATTGGTATAAATTTACAATCCTGGACTTTGTTTGCTCTATTACTTACCAAAAAACGTAAAAAAGTATTATTGTAATTAGCAGTAGGATTATTATAATCTAAAGTAAATTCTAATCCTTGAAAATAAACAGAATCTGAAAACACATATCTTGTATCTGCGTTAAGGCCAAGTAATACTTTTGTTTTTGTAGAAAAGGAGGCCGGGTCTCTAATTAAAGAAAATCCAGCACTAATGGAAGATTGAGCATTTAGATAAGTACTAGTCATGGTAGCGGCCCCTCTGTGATAGACTACATCTCCGTCTACAACAGTAGCTACAATTTTATCCCAGCTAAGCCAGGCATCTGCCCAGGATGTTCCTCCATTTGAATCACTTCCTGTGTCTGTATCTACATATCTAGTTGCCATTATTCAACCTCAATCTTTCCGTCTAAGTATAATTTTTCAATTAAAGAGATATGATTATTTATTACATTTTTAGGAGGTAATAAACCATCGCAAGTTTTTAGATCTTTTATTGCTTTTTCTTTAATTTTCTGCTTAATCTCTGGTGTTAATTCCGCCATATATTTCCTTATCTAGTAAAGTATATAATAGATCCTTTCTTCGCCATGTTTTCATTTGGATCTTTTAATCCATCGTCATCGCTGTCTATACTTAGATTTACATTGTTAATCATTTTGTAATATTCTTTATCATAAAATAGTGATTTATTAGCCCAAAAGTCATCATCTCCATCGCTCAAATTGTTAAAGATCATAGACAGGGCCTTGAAAGTAGCTGCCATTCTTACTTCTTCTATATCTAATAGGTCCCATGGAGTTATATAAGCAACATCTCCGCTTGTTAGTTTATTATTGTTGTTATTTCTAAGCCTTTGTAGTATGTAATCTCTAGCTGCCACATGGATATTGATATGAGAAGACAAAGAACCTAGCATATCTGTAGACAATATTTGATCGTAATGTCTTTTGAGCTCTTGATCATCACTGAATACTATGTTAATCCCTTTGATAATCATTGCACTTGTAGTAGCATCAGCACTTATTCGATACCAAAACTTTTCTTGAGAATTTATAGTGTTAACAATTTGATCTGTTTGATTTCTTTCCCAGCTTAAAAATGCACTTCTTGTTAAACCTTTAGTATCATCGTGATGAGTTATTGACGTCCATTCTGCGGTCTTTTTGTAGTACTCTAAGCTAAGGGTAGCGCTTACGGTATTAGGTGTCTCAAACTCAATATAAACCGCTGATATGGGCTTATAAAAACCGATGTATAAGTAATCTTCTGATGTTGCTAAAGTGATAGTAGATGTATCTCGTAGGTAATCACACAAAGAGGCTGTATGATCTATAAATGTTCCGTTATCGTCATGTAGAATTGTTAATTTATCTTTAAGATTGATCACTTTTACTCCTATTAAAAATTAAGGAGCTTATCTCTTATCGATCAACTTGTTTAACAGTTCAAATTGTTTAACAGTTGATTCTCTAAGCTCGTCCCTCAATTGATGTATCTCTTTCTTCACTTCTTCTAGCTTATTGTTATGCAACTCTTTTAGATGATATAGTTCTTTATCTATATAAGTGCGCACTTCAATTAACTCTTTATCTATTTCTTTTTTGTCATTCATTCTAACCTTATAAACATAAGCTAAAACTGTTAAAAAAACTGAAATAAAACTTATAATTATTCCCATTTCATTGGCTGTCATTTTCTATCCCTAAAAAAAAAGGGGCTAGCTCATGAGGTAATATCCCCGTGGGCTAACCCCTGCGATTATTCCGTTAATCTATTTGTTATTTTGCGAATACTTCGAAAACGAATTTAACTTTACCAGCTGTTAGAGCAGCAGTAAGGATACCCATATCGATCTTCTCGCCAGCAGTAAGCTCTACAGGAGCTGCACCAACGTGAAGAGAGTCAAGAGTAAGAGCCGCTACAGCTGTACCACCGATAAATTCATCTCCGCCAGTCTTACCTACGTCTAAAGTCATCAACCCATCAGAGGTACAAGCCTCCTGGACTAGAGCGTGACGCAAATGAACGATGCAATCGCTCTCTGCTTCTAGAAGACTAAGGTCTCCAGTTGCGCCTGCGTCAACACTAAAGTCATAAATAACTTCAATCAACTCAGAGGCATTACCGAATTGCTTACCACATCTTTTCTTATTTGCTACATCAGCCATATATATTTCTCCTTTTTTTGTTTATATTAAGATAAGGCTTAAAAACTAAGCCCTATTTATTAAGCTGTTACTACGATATGTTTCTTATCTCCATCGATTCCAAGAGCAGCTCCGTAGATGATATCTAGAGAGATAACATATCCAAATTGCTTATTAGAGTGAAGATCAGAGATTTTAAAAGTAGGCTCTGTTTGCATAACTAGGTGCATGAAGTCTGGATGGAAAAAGAGACCGTAGTCGTCAGTTTCTCTAGAGTTATCTTCAAACAGGTTAAATCCAAAACGAGGGAACGCTACTTGTCCACCGATGACTGGGTTGTCATCAGCTGCGAAATCTCTAGAAGTAAGACCTGCGTCAGCTAAAATATCTGAGTAATAGCTAGGGTCAAGTAGACCAATCCAACCATCTTTCTTCCACTTAGCTTTAGCTGCCAATTTACGAACAGCGCCCAATTGAGTTTTGTTCATGTCAGTTACGCTTGGAATGATATGATCCGGAGAAGACGCACTAGGTGATACTAGCGAGTATAGGTGGTTATTAATTTCTTCTGCTACTGACTGACGAAGAGCTTCTCTAATTGGAGAAGAATCACCATTGATTTGAGACTGGATATCTACTAGGTCCGAAAATTCGAACGATGCTACTGCTCTTTTGTTTGCTACGATAGCAACGCGAGAAGTAGAAAGACTAGTCGATTGAAATGAGTTAGCATCTACGCCAACTGTTAAGTTTTGCCCCTGAGGTTTATTAACCTGAGATACGTAAACCGTATCGTTTTCTTTACGAATATCACCCTGATAATCTTTATTGACAAGATTCAAAAGAAGGGTATCTTCTCTCAACTCTTCCATGAAAATTGGTGACCAAATTTTTTGAACTTGATTGCTTACTTCAGCTACATCTGTCATTGCCATATACTATTCTCCTTGTGTTTTTTGTTCTTTCCTATATCTTATTAATCGGGCTTATTATTTAATTGTAGAAGTGTCTAAGTCCTTCATACGAGCCTTTTTATCTGCCGATGATAACTTACTCCACTGTTCATAGTTAAGTTTACCAGCAACTGATCCTTTACCTGGCGCATCGCTAGGAATATCAGCAGCTTTTGGCTGTTTGATAGCCCAACTAAGGCTTTCTCTAAGCTTATTGGCGAAGGTTTTAACCTCTGCTTTCTTGACGTTAGAGTTGTCATCGAATCCTATCTTCTCGAGATCTTCTTGAATTAACTTGAAAACTTCAGGGCTTTGAAACTCGATACCTTCCGCTCGTAGCGCTTCGATTCTTTGAGCATTAAGTACTTTGTTTTCTAGCTGGGCTAGCGATTGCTTAAGTTGCTCTTTTTCTTTACGCTCGTTGTCTGCTATCTCTTGGAACTTCTTCTGATCAATTAGCTCTTGCTGTTTAGCTTGTGCTTCTTTTGCTTCGTATTCTGCTACTTTAGCGAGTGCGTCTTTTGTCTGATTTTTGTATTTATGCATGTCTGCAGCTACCTGCTCATACGCTTTTCTTTCTACAAACTTCTTCTCTTCTTCAGTAGTTCCTTGCTCTTCAGTTGTCTTGTTTTCTTCTGTGATACCATCACTCATAAAATCTCCTTTGGGTTACCAACCCTCTTATATATCTTATTATTTAAGCTTTATTTGTTTCGTAAGTACCTTAAATTCTTCTAAAATTCTTCAAAACAAGTATCTTTAATCTAATCTGTAGGCTCTTAGTTAATTTTTTGATCGCCACTTTTCTCATGTTTAGAAATGGACCTTTATACTTTGTAACTGTAGCCGCTTTGATGTGACCGAACTCATCTCCCGGTTCAATAACAATTTTATTCTTTATTACGTCATATTTTAAATTATCCAGTAAATCTCCTGTTAAAGTGGCATTTGATTTTCCTGGAGTTGTTTGTGGAGACAATAGCATTTTTTTCTTCATTTTTTTACGAAACTTTTTATATTGTTTCGAATGAGGATTAAATTTAGCACTATTCCCTTCAGAATCAGTTGACTTTCCCATTCTAGCTATTTGCCTTATCCCCTTAAAATCAAGATTACCGTGTAATATGCTTTTCCCAATCTTTTGCATACTTCTCTCACTGGTTATGTCGTCAACAGCTATTTGTATAGCTTTTAAAAGTTTTTCTTTAAATTTTTCAACTTTCATTTCTTACTCCTATCCTTGCGAGAATAGAACTGACAAGATTAGATCTAGTGATAGCTTCGTCAACCGCCCGCTCTTCTTCTCGCTCTTCACGGCTAGAAGACTTGTGCTTATCAATAATGGACTGTAAGTCGTCCCCACTGATACCGAGTGGATTTCTGCTGGCTCCATTGTCCGGCGCGATAAGCCACGCCATTTTGTCGTTTTCATCACTTCCTGCCTCCATTCCTATTTCGATTCTTCTACCGTCTATACTAAGTACTTCTATAGACTCAATCGTATCTCCGCTTTGCGCTAAGTTAACCCTACTCTTACTCTTACCGGCAATCTGAAAGTCTAGACTATCCACATAAGACTCGGAATAAGACTTGAACGGTTGGTTATCCTTATCCAATCCCTTGCGAGTTCTTTTTTGAATAAACTCTACTATATCCCTGGCGATAAACTCGGCTTGGTCTTCATCTAGACCTAAGGGGAGCAGGACAGTAAACTTTTGTTGTGGTTCAGCCATTATTCAGTCTCCTCTTCATTTTCTTCAGGTGGTTCTTCTTCTGTAGTAGTGCCACTCATCATTTCCTGCTGCCTTTTTAAGCGCATCTCTTTCTCTTGTTCTATCTCTAACATAAGAGCTTCTATACCTTGGTCATCCAAATGGGGGTTGGCTTCTATTAGGGCTCTACGATAAGAGGTAAACCCAGCGGCTAGCTTAGCTTTAAGCTTAGCTATCTTAGAGCTTTCATCTTCCATAGGCTTCTCTGGTATATACTCAACACTTACTTTCATATCTCTAGAAAATAAGCCCTTTCTAAACTCTACAGCTTTAGCGTTATGTATAAACTTAATCATTTCCCACACTTCTTTTTCAAAGTTCTTATACATCTTAGACTGCTTCTTCATTAGCTCTACAACGTCCGCCTGATCGATATACTTAGATACCCCGCTGGCCACGTCCTGAACGTTATTAGAACCGATACTCTGGCTTGCTTTGAGGTCTAACGTATGTAGCCATAGCTGATACTCAGAGGCGATTAGGTTTAGGGTTTCCGGAATCTGAACCTTAGGCTCGATGGTACCAATGGTTGGATTAGCGCCTTCCTTATCTAGAGAATCGATCATCATGATAGCGTCTGGGTTTGCTTGAGCGTCCTGTATCTCGATATCGATGCCGTAAACAATAGAGCGAGATAGAAACTCAATAGCATAGTTTAGATCTGTGTATAGCATGGGTAATAGAATGCTCATTCTTTTTAAGGATGAATCGGGGTAAGGGATTATCTCTCTATTAGATAAAGATAGCATCTTAATCGTCATGACTCCGTATGGGTTAATGCCATTAGTCTCATGAGCAACTATCTCGTATTGCCCCCTTGTTTTACCGCCGGAAGATACGTCTACAATATAGAACTCTTTATCACTTATAAAATGGAATCGATTCACTTCGTCCCATTCTTGGCGTGCGTTAAGGCTCTTCTTTCCATAGGTATTAACCTTTTGCTGAGTAGCCTTTAAACCCCTTCTATACTTAGCCTTATCGTTTGGATAAGTATACATAAACTTAACCATAACCGTTGGGTTGGCTGGGTTAACTGGGTCGTCACTGTAAGGTATAAACTCATGTCCGCCTAGTACCCTTAGACCGGGCTTAGAACCATCCAAAGTGTCCTTTGTATAGTACTCTACTCCTACGTATCGATGCATATTCAAGAAGCAATTGGACTCTGCTAGAACGTTATTAACATCTGCCTCTGCTTCCCAGTAGTCGATTAGATCTTGGTCGCTAGTAAGCTCAGTCGTTCGTAGTACCTCTTGATTTATATAGACCTTAGAGCGCTTCTCTGTCACGTCTCTTAAGAGATTAATAGGAGGTATTCTATCGCGTGATTTTTCAAAGGCGCGGGGGCTCATTCTCTTCTGCAACATCTCTTCAATATACTGTAGGTTTTGCCCTTCGTACATCTCGTATAGCTCTCTATTATAGACAATATTATTCTCCCAGACGGTATCGATATGCTCGATAATTTCTGGTATCATTTGCTGTAGTGGTTTACGTGTAGCCATAGTTATATTCCTTTGTTAAAAAAATCCAGTATTATTTGCGTTTCTTCTTTTTACCTTTGGCGCGTTAAAGTGCCAACATCCATATCTATATCCATCGCTCAAGTGGGTAATAGTACCCTTGCCAATCTTTCCCTTGTCGTCTTTACTACAGGTATTTAGGTCTAGTATACCGTGCTTACACTCTGGGTGTATCTTAAAAAGCTCTTTTTCTAGACAGCGATTTACATTCTGCCCGCTATCTGTAATAGCTGGGTTAGTTCTACCTTTATTAATAATTATAAACCCCGCCTCTCTCCATATCGCCATGTCCGTTTTTAAGTTCTTAGAGCTAGTCTTACGTGTATCAGAAGAGCAGTCAATTATAACTTTTATATCACCGTAAAAAGCCGCTGGGTATTTGCTCTTTACATACTCTGTCATCTGAAAAGAACTACACTCACTTTCATAGAATTCATCAATCACGTTTATAACAGTATCGTTCGGGTCGCTCTCACTGGCAGTCAAGTAAGCCATACTAACAGCGTAAGAATCGACGTTTAAGTCTACAAACGCATAAAGAGGAAATTGAAAAGAATCGCCACTCTGATGCTCGTAAAAAGCAGCACGGCCAACCCCTGCCCTTTGTCTAATAGGAGGCAATAGAAGGTCAGCATCGACGTCTCTACCTTCCGAAAAGCTATCGAATATAGCGCTTTCATTCATGTCTAAGAATACGCTATCTAGCTCTTGTAGACAGAACTTTGTAGAATACGTAGAGCGCATACTCTCTTCGTAATCAGGGGGGAGATAGACGTTATCTCTAGTACGAGCAACAATCATTTCCACCCGCAATCCATTCACTATCTTACTAAAGAAATCTTTATTAACCTCATTAGCTTCTTCTCGTAATAGCTTATATATCCAGTTCTTTTTGCCGTTAGGGGACGTAATAAATCTCTTATAGCGGGGAACTCTACCTCTTAGTCTACCTATCAGGACGTCAAATGATTTCTTGCCATCTCGACTATAAGCAGCCTCTTCCATTATAAGCCAGGACGCTTCACAGCCCCTAATATTGTCGGTTCCTTTGTCCAGCGTAAAGCAATAGATAGTAGTCAATTCTCCGATCGTTAATATCTTTTTTTGGCTATTATAAGAGCAACTTATATCGCACTCTTGCATAAGGGTTTGAATAGCGAGGATAAGAGACTTCTCTAGCTGACTAACTGTATTAGCGGTTATTATCCCATTACGAGGTTTCTTTCCTCTCTTTTTATCTCTTAGATTATTATTATGCTCTATTAGAACTAGCTTAGCCGCACAGTCAGTCTTACCTGTACCAATACCACCTATTAAGCCTAGAGTCGGGGCATCAGACAGAAGAAACTTCTTTTGGTGAGGTAATAGGGTTAGTTTTTTAGTGCGTGACATCGATATCCTCAAGCTGCTTAACGGCTTCTTCGTATGTCTCAGCGGAGTCTATAAAGTTAATAGTCATTCCGTCTGAATCATCGGACGAATCTTTCTCCTCAAAAACCGACTGTATCTTGGCTATCTTATCCAGTATATTAGATGCTTCCTTTAGGGCGGAGACACTACCTTCTATACGTAGCTCTCTATAGATATCCATCTGCGACTCTATGTACTTATTTACCGCAGTATTGATGTTCTCACGCGGTTCTTCTGCCCACTCTTCTTTTACTTGCTGTATATAGCGAGATGCTTGTCGGACGGATAGGGGTTTATCTGGTTCTACATCGGGATCGTCTGAAATGGGGTTTACTAATTGAGCTTTAATTTCACGATCACTAAGCCCTGCGATCATAAGTCGTCTTATACGCTCTTTACGTTTCTCCATTTCGAGATTCGTAGATCTAGTGTTATCGTTATCTTCGCTCATTTATCCTCGCTACTAGCTATTGGAATACAATCCCATCTGTCGTGATTTCATAAGATTAGTACAACTAACCTTTATGTCCTCTTCTATATATATCTTATTTTTGCGCCTCATTAATAAGATATATAAGTAGTTTACGCACAAAAAGGAGACATATATGACCAACAAAATTGGAAAAAAATCTAATAATATCACGCACATAGCGGTTCATATTTCAGACAGCCCTGATTCTATGTATATAGGCGCAAAGAAAATAAAAGAATGGCATTTGGCTCGTAATTTCAAGGACATAGGGTATCACTTTGTGGTGGCTAGAGATGGATCAATTCAGAAAGGAAGATCATTGTACAAAGAGGTCGAAAACGGACATAAAAGGACACTTAAGTTTAATCCTGGAGCTCACGTAAAGGGGCATAATCATTATACAATCGGCGTATGTGTAGTCGGCAGAAATAAGATGACAACTCTACAAAAATTAAGTTTGGTGAAGCTTCTTAGAAGCCTTCAGAGCGAGTTTGGAATCTCTTACGACAAAGTAATGGGGCATAGCGAATTGGACAGCGAGAGCGGAAAGACATGCCCTGCTCCTATGATTGATATGAATATCTTAAGAGGAGAGTTATTATTTAAAGATGCGGAACATGTTGATTTAGATTGGAATGAATTTGAGAAAGATCTCAGTACTTATATAAAGGAAATAAAATGATTAGAATATTTAAATGTAGACGTTCTTTTTTGGCTTTGATTGGAATGATTATTTTAGGATACGGTTTACACAAAGGGATCGATACTAGTGCGGCAATAGCTGGAATTTGTGTAGGAATTGCTGGAGCTAATGCTTATCAAAAAAGAGGCAAACCAGATCCAGAAGATCAAAATTTGACATAAAAATATTAATATGATATTTTATTGTTCAAACGAGTTATTATCAAGGAGGGACGAATGAAAATGACGCAGGAGGAACGTAAGGAATATAATAGAAAGTATTACTTAAAGAAAAAAGAACAAATTAAACAAAATAGAAAACAAAGATATCGAGCCAATCCAGTACCAGAAAAAAATTACCAAAAAAGAAATTACACAGACAATCTAGAAAGATGTAGAGCTTATTATCACAACAATAAAAGTAGACCTAACATTAGATTTGCTTATTTGAAAGCAGCAAGCAAAAGAAGAAAAATAGAAATTCAAATGACATTGGAAGAGTATACAAAAATATTGTCAAAAGAAAACTGTTTTTATTGTAATTCAAATGTAGTAGAAGATAGCAATAATGGGTCATGTTTAGATAGGTTAGACTCTACTAGACCTTACTGCGTAGATAATGTAGTTCTCTGCTGTGGCAAATGTAATCGAATTAAGAGTAATATATTTACAAAAGATCAAATGTTGAAAATTGGTAAATTAATTGAAAAGGAAAAGATGTATGAAAAACCTGAAACAAAATAAGATGTGGATAGTAGCTTTGGTATCTATGCTATTGCTATCTGGATTTATGGCAACGGAAATCAAGAAAGAAGAAAAGAGATATAGTAAACTAGAATCAAGTCATATGCTTTTACAAGAGAAATACCATAAGATTAGCCAAGAATATAAGAAGATTAAAGAAGATAAAGATGTACATATTGTAGAGATTGTAAATGCTGATGGAAGTAAGAGAAAAGAAAAGAGAATACTTACAAGAAAAGATTCGGAGATCGAACAATTTAGTACAGAAAATAGTGAAAAAAGTAAAAATGTATCTTATTCTAAGCAAGAAGAAGGATACATCAAAACAGAAACTATCAAAAATCCTAAAAAGCTAACCCTAGGCATTGGAATTAACCAAAACTTAACAAAGTATGGAATTATTAATTATCAATTTCTAGGACCTTTGGGTGTAGGTGGATACATGGATCAAAATCAAAAATTGGGAATCCACATTACATTTAGTTTTTAATAAAGGAGGTGATAAAGTATCTCGCCAGCTAGCGTCACA